GCGTTTGTCTTCGGCTATCCGGTGGTAGAGCCGATCCTCGCCAATTACGGGTGGGTCAACCAGGGAGTAGCGACCGTCAGCGGCGCGGGCGGGGGCGTAACGCTCGCGTCTATGGGGAACGTGGGGGACAACAACCGCATTCTGAAACTGACAGCGCCGGGCGTGCCGTATACGCTGACCATAGCGTTCGCCGCGCAAATGGTCGGTTACAACTACATGGGGGCGGGGCTCTGCCTGCGGGAAAGCTCGACCGGCAAGTTCGTCGCGTTCAAATTCGGCATGAACAACGGGGCGCAGCTGCTGACCGAAACCTGGGCCAACCCCACCAGCTTTAACGCAGCGGTGCAGAACAACCCGATGGCGATAGGCTTCGGGCCGATGCTGTGGCTTCAAGTAAAAGACGACGGAACGAACCGGCTGTTCAACTACAGCTTCGACGGCGTCTACTTTAGCTTGTTTCGCAGCGAACCCCGCAATACGTATATGGTGCCGAACGAACTGGGCGTGGTGATGCACGCTGCGCTCGGGGTTCCGCTGCTGTTTGCCATGCATGTCAATCACTGGCAAGTGACCACACCGTAATGCCGATCTCGCCTTTCAACCTCTGCGGCGGAACCGAGATCACCCGCGATTCGCTTTTCAATGCGTCCCGGGCAATCAACTGGTATCCCATCGCCGATACCTCCGGAACCGCGCAGAGTAAAGTCGAGCTCGCCCCGATACCGGGACTGACAACGTTTACGACGCTGACCAACCCGCCGATACGCGGACTGTGGGCGGGGGATAACCGCCTGTTCGCCGTAGCGCAGGGCGGTCTGTTCGAGATCTTCTCGAGCGGCGCAGCCACGGCAATCACCGGTGGTGTGCTTAGTGCGGCAACCCCGGTACAGTTTGCGGGCGGCGGCAACGAACTGTTAGTTGCCAGCGGAGATCAGATCTGGTACGCGACGGGTGGAGTGTCCCATAAAACTTATGACGGGGCGATCTCGGTTGTGTACCTCGACGGTTATTACATCATCTTGTGGGCGGATGGGAAGACCATCCAGATCTCGACCGACGGGCTGGCATGGAACCCGCTCGACATCGGGCAATCGCAGGCGATGCCCGACCGCCTTGTCAGGCTCGAGGTGCACGAGGGCCATCTGTGGATCTTCGGGCAGCGTTCGGTTCGTGTCTGGTACGACTCCGGAAACGCCGATTTCCCGTTCGCGCCAATCGACGGGGCGCTGATCGACCAGGGCACGATGGCCCCGTGGTCGGTAACGAAGATCGACCGCAGGCTGTACTGGCTCGGGATGGATCAGTACGGTTACGGCCGCGTGTTCCGGACCGAAGGCTACACGCCGGTCCCGGTCTCGAACCAGGCGATCGAGTACCTGATCAAGGGCTATTTGGATTTAGGAACGGACCAATGTATTACGGGTTCGGGCTACACGGAGAACGGGCACACGTTCTATGTGTTGTCATTCCCGAAGGCGAAAGCGTGCCTGGTGTATAACCTCTCGACCAACATGTGGCACGAGCGGGCCCGCTGGAACGCGGATCACTGGGAGCAGTGGCGCGGCGGGGGATTTCATGCGTTTTGCTTTAACAAACACCTGGTGGCGAGAACCTCGGAAGCACCATTCCCCGATGCGGATCACACCAGGATCTACGAGCAAGGCGTGCATCTGTACGGGGACGACGGCAACCGCATCCGACGCTACCGGGCAGCGCCTTACACGCAGGCGGATCAGCAGTGGCTGTTCCACCATTACCTCCGCCTGCTGACCAGCGGCTCGAGTGCGGTGACGATGCGCTACCTCGGCGACGACGGCACAACGTGGTCGCAGGAGAGAACCGTTGCTCCGTTCAAACACGAGATCAAGTACCGCCGTCTGGGCAGGGCACGGGACCGGATGTACGAGCTCTACCTGCTCGACTCCCTGACCGGGGCACAGGGGATTATCGAGGGCTACTTGCACCTGGCGGATCCGCCTCGGGATGTAGCATCGGTGCAACGCTGATGCGCAAGTTCGGCGGGATGACCCGCGCTGAGCGGTTTTCCGCGGCGACAGAGCAGATCTCCCCGCTGCCGATCCCGCTGCCGCTACAGAACGAAGTCGTCGATGAGAGGCGTTTACTTACTGTCCCGTGGGTCAGCCTGTTTCAGTGGATCCTGAACATCGGCACCCGGATCTATCTCGAGGGAACGCATGCGGACCGGATCAGCGATACGTACGACCCCGCGCAGTTCCGGCCCGGCACCTGGTTTTACGAGACGGACCGGACCGTGCTGTACCAGGTACGGATCATCAGCAGTGAACCACGCTGGGTGTATGTGGCGGGCACGATGCGGGGGCTGGCGGTGACGGACAAGCCCACGGACCTCGGCGCCTACGACACCGGCTTCCTGTTTTACGCGGCCGATTACGCGCACACCTGGCGCTGGACCGGTTCCACATGGAACTACGCACCGGGAGACCGGGCAAGCGGCGAGATCGCGTGGTTCACGGTGGACCCCGGCACCGGCTGGGCACTGTGCAACGGGACGTCTACATTCCGGACGCTCGGGAATGCGACCACGTCAGCGATCACCACCCCGAACCTGATCACGGCGTATGCCAAAGGCGCGGCTGCGTATTCGCCGACGGTTGTGCCGGCGAGCGGCTCAGTAAGCGGCGGGACAACGGACCCGGAATCGTCGCACACGCATGGCATCGACCCCCCGCTCGCCACCTCGGGTCCACCGAACGTGGGCGGCGTATACCCCGCCACCGTGGGCGGCCCCGCGGGTTTTACCGGCAGTGCGCACTTCCACGAGGTGGATATCCCCGCGTTCTCGTCGGGCGCCGGCTCGGCGCACTCGCACACGTTAGGAGCGCTGTCGATCGCGGCGGTCGAGCCGAAGCATGTTGATTTGATGCCGTATTTGCGGCAATAACGAGGAGATTATCTATGGGCGGATGGTTGATGGCAGGGGCAGGGCTAGCCAAAGCAGGGGGCGCGTTCCTCGGGAGCCGTGCTCTAAGCGGGGGCGTGAAACGCGCCGGCACGGAACTCTACCAGTCGAGACAGCGTGAGGCGCAGAATGCCTTGCAGATGCCGGAGACGATCAATCCCGGGTTGTCCGAAGCCTATCAGAACGCCTCTACCGGCTATAGCGGGGTGGCGAACCGCAGTGCCGACGACTTGGGATCTCTGGCGCGGCAGGGAGCCGAGGGGGTGCGCAATGCTGCGACCGGAGCAAACGAATATCTCAACCCCTATGTGCAGGGTGGCGGGCAGGCGTTTCAGACCTTGAGCCAGTTGGCCGCAGCCCCGGAGGAGCGGTTTAATTTCCAGTTCTCCCAGGACGACCCGAGCTATCAGTTCCGGATGAACGAGGGGCAGAAGGCGATCGAGCGCAGCGCCGCAGCTAGAGGCATCGGACAGACCGGGGGCACCATGAAGGCGCTCACACGCTACGGACAGGATGCGGCCAGTCAGGAGTATCAGGCGGCCTTCAATCGGGCGAAAGATACCTTCGGGGTGAATAAGGATGCTCGCCAACAGCGCCTCAACACGCTCAGTGGAATGGCCGGGATCGGCTCGAATGCCGCAACCGCATCGGGGCAGAACCTGTACAACGCCGCCCAGTTCGGGGGCAACCTCGGCATGCAGGCGGGACAGACCGGCGGCAACTGGCGCAACGCAGCAGCGCTGCAGGAGGGTAACTACGGTATCGACTCGCAGAAGGATCAGGCCAACATCGCGATGAAGTACGGGGACCTGGCGCGTAACCTGCGATTGAGCGGGGATGAGGCTACCGCGCAGTCGATCCTCGCCAACGCGCAGGTCGGATCCCAGATGTATCAGGGTCTCGGACAGTCCCTCGGCAGCATGCTCGGCGAGTACGGACAAAGCAAGGGCGGCTGGGGCGGCGGCTTCGGCAATCCCTGGGGTGGCGGTTATAGCGGCGGCGGAACCCCCGGGTCTTACCCGGGGTTGCCCACTACCGGGGCGAGCGGCGGATATAACTACCCGCTTAGGCCGTGGGGAATATAGCGCTAAAGCGAGGAAGCAATGGGCGGAAACATCTTCTCCAACTTAAAGCTGCCGGAGTACCCGGATTTCACCGGGGACCGGGCCAAGTACGAGGCCCTGAAGCACGCCGAGTTACAGCGTAAGCTCCAGACGCAGCAGGCGCTACAGCAGCAGGCTGAGTTCGGCCGCAAGCAGCAGGACTGGCAGCGCGAGGATGCGTTCCGCGGGGCCCTGGGCAGCCTGCCGCTGACGGACGAGTCGGGTGCAATCCCCGGCACAACGCTTACCGCGCTGGCGAAGATCGACCCGATACGGACCTCGACCTTATCCGAGGCGATGGCAAAACGGGCGGCCGCTGTGAGCGAAGCACGAATTAAAGCCCAGGCGGAAAAGGAACATCACCAGAAACTGGGCTTCTACGATTTCACCTCCGCCTTGGGGATCGAAGACCCGCAGAAGCGGTTCGAGCACACCATGTCGCGGTTCGACCGCTACGAGAAATTAGGGGTGCTTCAGCAGGACGAGCTCGAGGATTTGGCTACGAACGGGATGACCCCGAAGCTGGTCGACCGGGTGGGCACGCGGCTGCTCGGGCCGGAGGAATACGGGAAGATCCAGGCGCAGGCCCTCGCCCGCCAGGAAGCAGAACTGGATGCCGCCGAGAAGGCTAAGATTCGAGCCTCAGATACAGCAGCCAAGATCACCAAGAACGAATTCGAGCAAACCAAGGCAGCCTCGGTCGATATGTACAACGCGACGAACAAAGAGGAATACGAGGCAGCATGGAATGGATTGCCGGAGCGGCAACGCGCCCGGTTCCCGAAGGAGTTCTCGCAAGCCAACCGCTACAAGGCGCTGGGGCTGGGGCAGACCGCAGCCGAGCTGGCTACCCGGGCACAGCAAGCAGTCCCGGACAACCTGAACAAGCTGAACTGGTGGCTAGCGCAGCCTGAGCGAACCGAAGAAGAAAAGAAGATCGGGCTTCAAGCTAAGCAGGACATGATCCAGTCCACGATTGCCACCCAACGGGACCGGCTCCTGAACCCCGCGGAGTTCGCGCAGGCCCTGGAGTTGACCACCGCGAAATCAAAAGCGCTGCAGGAGGGTAAGCCGCCAACCCAAGGAGAGGAGTTACTGGCGGGTTATGCGGCTCGGGTGAAGCAATCGAACCAGGGCTTCGAGAATATCACCATGGGCACCGGCGAGATGGCCTGGAATAGGTGGACGCCGGATCTCTTGAACACCGAAGCCGGAAAGAACTTCCGCCAGAACGAGACCAACTTTATCAATGCCATCATGCGCCGGGAATCGGGTGCAGCGATCTCAGACAGTGAGCGCGCTTCCGCCCGGGCGCAGTATATTCCGATGCCGAATGATCCGGCTTCGACGCTCGAATTAAAACGCCGGAACCGGCTGATCGTGCAGGAGAGCCTGATCCGTGGCGCCGGCCGGGCCTATGTGGACCCCGACGAACTGTTGCGGCAGGCAGGAGTAGACCCGGCTACGCTTACGCCGGGAGCGCCGGCACCTGCTGCTGCCACGGGCACCATCCCGTCCCCACTGCTAAGCGGCGGAAAGCCCTCTCCCGCTGTCCCTCAAGTAGGCGGAACGTTCCAGGGCAAGCGCGTAACCAAGGTCACTAAGGTAAAATAGATGCCGAAGGAAAAGTATCGGGTCGAGACAGAAGACGGCTCCGTCTACGAGATCGAAACCGAAGATACTCAGCCGCAACAAGCCGCCACCGCCGCTCCCGGTAAACAGCCCGCTTTAGCGCATGATGGGCTTGTAGACTCTGCGATGACATCGCTCGGTTCCTGGTGGGACAAGGTGAATCCGGTAACGCAGATACAGGGTCTTCAGCAGGCTACGCTGCACCCCGTCGATACGGCTAAGGCCATGCTGGATGCTCAGGGCAATCTTGCGATGCAGGCGAAGGAGTCCTTCGAGAAGGGGGATTACCGCAGGGGGATACGGCAGTCGTTGCATTACCTGATTCCCGTGTTAGGCCCGGAATGGGAGCGGGCCTCTCAGAAGTTCGACGAAAACAAAACGGCGGAAGGAATAGGGGAAACGCTCGGCATCGGAACTAATATGGTGCTGCCGGCGGCGATCTCGAAGATTCGCGGTGTGCCGGTGCTGCCGAAGCTGCAGAATCTGAACCCTGCGGAGCAGGCGGCGATCGAGTTCGCGCAGCAGCGCGGTATCCCGGTGCCGGCAGGGGCGGCTACAGGCAACAAGTTCGTTAAGGGGGCGCAGGCTCTGACATCGGCCACTCCCGGCGGGTCGGTAGTGGGCGGGATCATGGAGCGGGGGACGACACGCGGCCTACAACGGGTGGCAGGCGAACTGGCAGACCAGGCACACCCG